TTATCACCTGTGCGCCCCGTCCTGTGTCCTGTTGGTGGCCTCACGGCTGCGCCAGATTTCTATGTCAAGCCTTGCTGCCTCAATCTCCCATTTGAGGGTTTCTTCCTTTTCTACCGCCAGCGCCAAACCTTTGATGAGCTGCACATATTCAGGGTCAGCATAAGCCTCACGCTCCTGTGCGTTTGCAGCCTCTACACCAAACTTTAAAGAGTCCTTCATCAGCATGGCTTTCTTAGACTTGCGAAACTCCTCAAGGTAGACTCGCTGGGCTTTAGCCTCGCCGTACAGTGGTGCTCTATCCCTGATCGACTGCGCTGCGTCTTCGGGAATCAAGTCTTTTCCTCAATCGTGTAGAACCAATCATCACCGGCAGACCACTTGCGTGTGCCGTCTACAGTCCAAAACTCTTTGGCAGCTTGAAAGTCAGGAAATTTTGTCTCAGCAGGGATCAGGCTCTGGTCGTACCACAGGCATCTGTTGTTAGGCTGGCAGGCAAATTGGCCGTTGTCCAGCTTAATCCAGTTAAACGACTTGTGTTCTTCAGCTTGCTCTGTGAAGCCAGTGTCAACTTCCATGCCGTCAGCGCAGAAGTCCACTGTAAACATGTACTGCCCGAAGTGCCACTTCTTATCTTTGCCAAGGAACTTAACACCCAGATTGCGTAGCCCGATCTTTTCAACAATGGTGAACTTGTAGCCCATGCAGTCCCAGAGCTGGAGCGTGTCTACAGGCAAATCTCCAGCCTTTGTGTGCCATACATACGCATGGATGGGCAGCTTGTCGTACAGCGCCCCGTAAGCAGGCAGCAGCGACTCAATGCGAAACACCTGGCCGCGCAGGGCTTTTAGGCTGACCCAAATGGCAGGCTCAAGCTCGCCATGCCCCTTGGTAAAGTTGTACAAAAACTCACGCTTAACAAAACACTTGATAGGCGGCAACGATGCCACGATGTAGCTCATTCAATTTCCTTTACTCCAACATCAACACCCGCATTAGCTGCAAAAACCTTAGTCACATGGGCATCCACGATTTGCGTGTCATCCATGTAAACAATCCCGTTCATGGCATCACAGATAGATTTCGCCACATTGTCCCAATCAGGCTTCTTTGTTGGGCGCTCCAGACCGCTTAAACAGGCTTCTGTGCGCTTTTTGGAGTACGACTTAGGCACTGCCAGCTTAATGTAGATATAAACCGCCACAGCGCCTTGTAACGGGGCTAAATCAACCATTGCAATGTTGGCGTGAAACCTGACCAAATCTTCGTAACTGGTGGTCTTTTTGTCCGTGTAGGTTTGCACAAAGTTGCCTCGCCGTGCAAATTTAGGCCGTCCCTTGCCGTGGGGATCGCCTGGCACTTCAAATGTGACCACGCTGCCTGTTCATTTCATCACGCAGCGCATCAAACGCCGACTGACCACGAATCCGCGCTATGTCGTATGACACCTTGCGCCACCACAAATGGGCTGCATTTGCCCCCAACTCTCTGGCCTTCTGCCTGTGGCGTTTCACCCATTCTCGAGCCTCTGTCTCCAGCATGTGGTTCATCAATGTCACCTGTTAACTCCAGTGCCTGATTAATGATGTGCAAAGGGTAGCGTTTACCCTCCCGAGCCTTGTCCAAAATCTGAGTGGCCGTGAAATGGTTCATTTAAACCACTCCGGTTGCATGACCTGTAGCTGGTAAAGCCGCCCGTTAGGTAGCTTTTTCCAGTGCGTCACAGCAGCCCTAGACACCCCCAGCAGCCGCGCCAGCTTTGCCTTGCTGCCAGCTCTAGCTATTGCCTCTTTTAAAACAGATCGCTGTTCTTCTGTAAATGTTTGCAGTGTTTTCATCACTGGCAGTTTAGCGTTTTCTAAGCAATTGTGCAATAGCCATACCCTATTAAAACTGCAATTGCAATAAAAAAATTTGCACAAATACCTTTGACACTTGTTAAGAAAAGAGTAAACTCCATAGCAATCCCACTGCATCGGTGCGTCTTTTTGGAGCAAGTATGAACATTCACTTTGACGAAATCCTTGACGGGTTTCGATACACCGGCCTAGCCGACCTAGAGCCTGCCGAGACAGCAACCGACCTTAGCCCAGGCTGGCCGGTCATTGTCACAGTCTACGCCCTGCATGTAGACGGGTCACACAAAGACTTCATGGACATCATCAACCCTTCGATCATCCAGCAGATCGAAAAGTCTATTGCGGAGGACAGATGAAAAACCTTGCCCTTGACCTGTTGCTTGCCACAGCCATTGGCTTTGGCCTTGCCCTCTCCCTTGTTGTCTGGTGGTCAGCATGAACGCCGAGCAGATTATCCAAGCCGCTGAAACCGGCAGCAAATGCAGCGCTGACCCGCTTGTCCGGTGCGCTTACCAAGTGGGCTTTCTACGGCATAGCGTACATGAGCTGTGCCAAGTCATAGAAAACCAGCGCCACCATCTCCAGATTGCCACTGAAGAATTGCAGCACCTACAACGTGAATTAACTTGAAAGAAACCATGAAAAACATTGCAACCGCCTTAGTACAGGCACAAAAGGCTTTTGGCCCAGCCCTCAAAAGCGCCACAAACCCGCACTTCCGTAGCAAGTACGCAGACCTTGCCGCATGTGTTGATGCTGTTATGAGCAGCCTTAACGCCGCTGGCATAGCCCTGATCCAGAAATGCTACGACTGCAACAACGGGGTGATGGTGGAAACAGTCTTTGTTCACGAATCTGGTGAAACGCTGGAGTGCGGCATTCTCCATGTGCCAGCAAGCAAGCAAGACCCACAGGGCTACGGCAGCGCACTTACATACGCAAGGCGCTACAGCCTCATGGCAGCTTGCGGCATCGCACCCGAGGATGATGATGGCAATGCCGGTAGCCGCCGCACCGAGATCAGGACAGTGGACGAACTGACAGACCATCTCAGCGCCATTAATGCAGCCGCTGATGAGCCAGCGTTAATCAAGGCTTTTAAAGAAGGCTACGCCGCCTGTAAGGGTGATGAAGCCTGGCAGAACACAATCATTAAGGCCAAGGATGCCATGAAAAAGAAATTAGGGGCAGCGTGATAAAACAGATGCCGCTTGTGTGATACGATGTTGCCATGAACACAATCACTAAACAACAGTTAAGCGAAACTTTTGCAATTGACTTGGATCAAGGCAAGTTTTTTTGGAAAAACGCATCAAAGTACCACAACACTTTAAATGGCCTTGAAGCTGGTAATGCTCAAAAAACCCATTCGAAAGTTTATTGGGTAATTTCTTTAAACGGGAAAAAACACAAGCGTTCAAGACTAATGTTTTTGTATGTTAATGATCGTTTTCCAACACCTTGCGTAGACCACATAAATGGAAATTCTCTTGATGACAGGATTCAAAATCTTCGAGAGGCATCTTTACTTGAAAACGCATGGAATCACAAAATGCGTAAAAGACAAATTGATTTGCCTATGGGAGTGAGGTCAATGGCAAACGGAAAATTTCAAGCAAGAATTGGTTATCAGGGAAAACAATTGCACTTGGGTGTATTTGAAACACCAGATGAAGCAAAAACAATTTACGAAACAAAACGGAAGGAACTTTATGGAAAATTTGCCTAAACTTACCCAACGAAGCGAGGCTTGGTTTGCCGCCCGATTGGGCAAGGTAACCGCCAGCCGCATTAGCGACATCATTGGCAAAACTCAGTCAGGCTACTCAGCCAGCCGCGTCAACTACATGGCGCTGTTGATCTGCGAAAGGCTGACAGGCGCTGCTGCCGAGTCGTACAGCAATGCTGCAATGCAGCACGGCACAGACACTGAGCCAATGGCGCTGTCTGCGTATGAGGCCGCACAAGGCGTTTTAGTGCAGGCTGAAGGCTTTGTCACCCACCCAAGCATCGCGCAGTCTGGTGCGTCTCCTGATGGCTTGGTGGGCGACTCTGGCTTGATTGAGATCAAGTGTCCTAACACTGCCACCCACTTGGATACCCTGCTGGGCAAAAAGATGCCTACAAAGCACCGGCCACAAGTCCAGTGGCAGATGGCTTGCACTGGACGGCACTGGTGCGATTTTGTCAGCTATGACCCGCGACTGCCAGAGCGACTGCAAATGTTTGTTGTGCGCGAGGTCTACGATCCTGTCTATGTGGCAGGGCTGGAAACTGAAGTGGTTAAATTTCTTGGAGAGATGGAAAGCAAAATTAAGGAACTTGAAAAATTATGAAATACGACATTAAATATGCCGCCCGTGAATACGAAGTGCAAGGGCAAAAAAAGACTTACTGGACTACGCACAGCACTGTTTGGGCTGAAAATGGCAAGATGAAAATTAAGCTGGACAGCGTTCCCACCCCGTTTGACGGATGGTTTCAGTGCTTTGAGCAAAAGACAGATGCGCCAGCTTCATTCTCTGCCCCGCCCCGTCCTGTTCGCACTGACAGCGGGTTTGATGACATGGAAGACTCTATACCCTTTTGATTTTTTTGGGGCAGCGCTGTGCTTCCCGCAGTTGCCTGGCGCGTAAGTCCCCTTCTTTTTTAAGGCACATCATGGACTACAAAGACGTTTTCAAAAAGATTTTCCCATTACCGGAATTTCCACGGGTGCGTAATAGTGACCCAGCAACATCACATGAGGCGGCAGCATCCATCACAGATGTCAGCTCCCACTACGCTCAAATCTTGGAAGCACTAAGCACAATCGGGCCGCTGGGCAAAGATGGCATCTCGTTTTACTCACGGCTTGACCCTAACCAAATTGCTAGGCGTTTGAACGAAATGCAGAAACTTGGCCTGATCCGTTTGACCGGCAAGACAGTGAAGTCAAATTCTAATCGCCAAGAAAGAGAGTGGACGCTATGAAATTGCCTAAATTGCTGGAAGTTTTTAAAGTGCTAACCCCTGCCCAGGCTGTAGCGATGGAGCTTAAAGAGGCAGAGTTTGCTTTGCTCAGGGCTGAATCTGGGGTCGAATATGCGTCCGCACTGGTGGCGTATAACAAGAATCGAATAAAGCGCCTTAAAGCCTATACGGAGGCCGCATGAATTGCTGTGATGGGCCTTGCCACCAAGGACTAGACTGCCCTGTTCGCAAGGTTAAGGCTTACCCTGCCGTCCCTGCCGACATCGACCCCGTGCCGGAAACATGGCATAGGATTGGAGCGTTTATGCTTTGGTCTATTTTTACAGTGTTGGCAGTGATCTGCCTTGGTCTGTTCTTAACTGGCGCTTGGATTTGGAGCTTACTGATATGAACTCGTACGACATAGGAAGCTACACCTTTACCGAACAGTCCTCCAAGATGTTCTTGCTGGCTACGCCACCCAAACCTGTTGGCGGCTACCGCATGGGTGAAGAGGCCAATGGTGGATATATTATTTTCAGCATACCAAAGAAACCCTGCTGGATTCACCGCATGGGTGTGCGTCTGGTGCTGGGCTGGAAGTGGGTGGACGCATGACACAAGAAGACATCACCCGCATGGCGCGGGAGGCTGGGTTTGTAGGCTTTGATGGAGACAACGGGTCACTGAGACGCTTTGCCGCCCTTGTCGCCGCCTCAGAGCGTGAGGCTTGTGCGAGGATGGTTGAGGATGGCTTTGATTTTGTAGGTGATCAATTAATTATTGCAGAAGCCATCCGAGCAAGGGGACAAGCATGACAAAGCAACAAAGAGCCTATTTACATATCATCATTTTGCCGTTTGTAATTTCAGCGTCTTTTGAATTTTTACCTGCGTGGCTATATTGGCCTATTACCGTGGTTTGTGGCATGGCATGGTTTGGTGCTTGTATAGTTTTGGGAGGGGACAAGCATGACTAAAGACGAAGCACTGAAGCTGGCGCTGGAGACCTTGGAAAGCTCTCGAGTATTTGTAATGAGCCGCGAAATGATTAAGCAGCCAGAAGGCGCAGATTGGTATGACAACCGCATCACCGCCATCCGTGAAGCCTCGGCACAGCCAGAGCCACCAATTTTGCAAGAATGGTAATTATGAGAAAACTAGACAATGATGATGATGACGATACACAGGTCTACAAGCGCCCGTGGGTAGAGCTTACAAATAAAGAGCTTTTTGAAATCTTGGAAAAAGCACACACTCGATATCAAGCCGTGCAAATGACAGAAGCCAAGTTACGGGAGAAAAACGCTTGAATTGCCCAATTTGTGAAGGTAAAGTTTGGAGCACTGTGGAAGACACAAGAGCCAAAGAAGGCTTTACACTACGCCGCCGACAGTGCGGCAATGGACACAAATTCACAACGGAAGAACATGTCAAACTTCAGAACGTGGTCGCAAGAAAGCCTAGCGGCGTTCGCGCAGCAAGCAAACGAAAAGATGATCCAGCAGAATGACCGGATTGAACAGCTTCAATGCGACCTGAAGGACGCTATTGCTGCCTACCGCAAACTTATGCGAAAGGCAGAAAGTTCCTGACTGGTATAATGCTTGTACATGATGAGGATTTTTATGTACAAAACTGATAGCCACTTTACAAAAGCGCAATTGCAATCTTTGTTTACATACGCCGATGGCAATTTGTATTGGAAAGAACGCAAAGGTCGCCGTTTGGCTGGAACATTGGCCGGTACTGCATCACATCATTACCATCAAATTTGCATCAACTACGTACTTTATAGAACGCACCGGCTTATCTGGGCGTATCACTACGGGCCGTCTGAACACATCATAGACCACGCCAATAACAATTCTTTTGACAACCGCGTTGAGAATTTGCGCGAATGTTTTCACTCACAAAATAGTCAAAACAGCCGCACTTCAAAATTAAATACGTCAGGCGTTAAAGGTGTTGTTTGGTGCAAGCAAAAGCAAAAATGGCGTGCACGCATTCATGCGGATGGCAAAGAATTTCACGTAGGATTTTTTGATAACATTAAAAAAGCCGAAGAAATAATGTTGCAAAAACGCGCCCGTTTACATGGTGTTTTTGCCAGAGTTGATTAAGCAAAAGGCCGCACGCCTTGCTTGTCAATGATTAGCGCTTGTCTGCGTGGCTTGTCGCTGATGCTGACATGCGTCCACCCGCCACCAGCAACAGGGTCTGAAAACTCTCTGATAATTTGGTCAAAAGGCAAGCCAGCCGCAATGATTGCCCTCACCACAGCGTCTGGGGTCATGCCTGGCACTTTAAAATCAGCAGCGCAACCCGTCCGGTGCTGGCTTGTGTCCTTGCTGCCTACAGAGTCGTTGACTTGCTTTGACCGGAAAGCGCTATTAATCATTACAGGCTTGCCGTCCAGCGCTTCTTTGACCCGTTCCAAAAACTCAGCCAGCTTTTGCAGATTGGCAGTCTCAACCTCGTTTGGCGTGTTGTCAAACTGCCTGTGGCTTGTGGCCGTCAGCTCTGCCAGCGTAAAGTGCGGAGTCATTTCTTATTCCTTGCAGATATCGCCTTTGCTGTTTGTCTAGCGTCTTCCTTGGAAGAAGCGCCCCATGCCTTTAGCGAAAGAGCTAAACGGGTGGGTTCTCCGTTCTTTTCCATAGGGCCAGGCATTGCGCCCATACGGGCTAAAAAGGATGCTCTGCGAGGGTTGTCGCCGCTTTTCACTGGAGGCTTGAGGTTCATGCCCTCTGCCTTTGCCGAGGCGCGTCCCTTGGCGTTTAAACCGCCTTCAGGGTTCTTACCTTCCTTGCGTTGCCAAGCCGCACTCATTTCTTCTTCTCAGGCTTTGCAGTCTTGGCAGCTTGCTTGAAGTCTTTGGCAGTTGGTGCGCCCTCAGTGCCAGGCTTTCGCATTGTCTCGCCAGAACCGGCTTTGATGCGCTCACGCTTGGCGTGAATGTTTGCGTACAGTCCTTCTAGCTTCATATCATCTCCTTCATTTGATTGCAGGGGCTTTAGAAAGCAAATCTGTCTTAGCTTGTGAGCCAGCAGATGAGCCGAAATAGTAAGCAATGATGCCCGTCCAAGCAGTGCCAAGTGACCCCAGCATCATCAAAATCGCTGGGTTGCCGCTATCGACCTTGCCAAACAGCATCATGCCAAGGATACCAAAAAAGCCAACAGTGACAATTGCAGCCAGCGCAGGCGGCACGATTGATCTTGTTGCTGCTTGCATGTCACGCGCAGACTTGCGATCTTCTACAGACAGCTTTTCAAAGTTTAGGCCAAGCTCTTGCGCTTGCTTTTGCAGCTCAATCTCCGCAATCTTGACTTGAGCAATTTGCTCTGCTGACAGCTTGTTGTTGGAGATCAGGTCACCCACCTTGTCGGGGTCAACACCGATTGCCTTTGAGATAGCCGAAACCGCCATCCCTGCTAGCGGCCCACCCATTGCCGTGGCAATTGTGGGCGCGATTTGTTTGAGCCAATCCATTACTGTTTACTCCTTGAAAGCATTGTTGCTGCAATTTGTAGCATGGCACGGGTGCTCTCCATGTCTGCTGGCTCTGCTGCCCAGCCGACTGTAATCTGTCCCACAAACCGGCCAGGCTCAGGAGGCACTGAAATGCGGCATGTGTAGGCTACCCCCCTTGCAATATACCAAAGCCCCATTTCACTTTGTGCAGAACGATATTCTCCGCATGGAATCTCGTTTGCCATCAGCTTTACTACATCACTGTTGTTGGCAGCGTTCTGGGTAAACAGGCCAACATCCAGCCCGTCATTGGTTTTGTCCCTGCCGTTTTTGCCATAAGCGCGATACAAGACGCGAGTGCCAAACATGCTATTGACTTTGAAGACCGCCACCACCAGCGCACCAGACTGCTTAAACAGATGCGCTGCTGCATCCTCGACTCTATCTTCTGCAATGGACGGAATTTTTTTAGACTCTTTGTAAGCACCAATCAGCAGCTCTTGGTTTGCGTAGACAAAGTAACCGGCAAATGTGAGCACAGCCATGAGCACCATTGCAAACAGACGGAATGGGCTGGACACATAGGCCAGCACCTTGTCAACCATGCTTAAGTGTTCAGCGCTCATCTTTGCTGCTCAAGGATGCCAATGGTGAAATACAAGATCACCCCTACCAAGCTGAAGAAGATAACCGCAAGCAGCGTTAGTTCAATTGCCTCATCTACTTCTTTTTTTCGCCTTGCAGCAGCCTCACGCTCACGCCGTGCATCATGCGCCGCCTCTTTGTCCATTGCTGCTGCACGGGCTTTTATCTTATTGAAGACATCGACCTTGCCCACAGCGGCAAAAATCAAAAACATCTCGTCTTCAAACCTTTTTGCGCCATCCAGTTGAAGCTCAATTTCCGTGGCTATTGCCATTGATGATTTTGATTTTTTGGCGTGAACAACCGCTTCCTTAGCTACGGCTTTGGCTTCAAAATATTTGCCAAGCACAGGCCCAAGGGAAGATACATCATCCACTGTTTTGCTGACCTTTTTCACTAAGGCCACAGCAGCTTGGATACCGGCAAGAGCCGTTAGCGGATCAATCATTATTTACGCTCCCGCCACTTCAGACACCAAACCAGCAATCGGTCAGGTGTCCATGTCCACTTGATGCACTCAAAACGGGGCGATTGCGCCGCTGGCGGTGGTGGCGGCAGCGCTTCCATGACTACATCACAGCATCTTTTGGATGAGTTGAGCAGCAAAGCCTGGGCCAAGCAGCGTAACCGCAATCAGCGCATAGAGGATGTACTCAATGCGGCTCATGCGCTTGCTGCCTTGCTCAAACGACTTCTGGATCGCCTCATACCTGAGCGAGCAAATCTTTTCGTGCGTGGTTAGCTTGGCGTCTGTGGCGTCTATCTGGTTCATGCCGCCGCCCAAGGAAGGCCGTCAAGCACCACAGGAGCAGCCAAGGCAGCAAGCTGTGCATCTAGCCCCGCTTCCATCTCTGTTAAGTTTAGAGCCTCGCCAAGCCATGCAAGCACATTGGCTTCAGTGACATTGGCAAACGGGATAACTGTGTCGCCAGCAGTCAGGCCGACAGAGCCATAGCTGGACGCTGTGTGCTCACCAGAAGTCTTGGATGCGTTCCAGTGGACTGTGGTGATGATGCCGGTTGAGGCTTCGCGGTTGAGTTGGTTGATAGTGAGTTGCATGATGGTTCCTTGGGTTAAATGCCTGCTGCTGCAAGGCGTTTACGGAGAGATTGGATTTCAGCCCACATCACAGGGATAAGGGCGCTTGCATCCATTTGCTGATAGACAGGTTTCCCGTCTGCATCAACAGCGTCTTTGACACCAGTGTGTGCGTAGGCAGGAACTTCGTGAGCAATGAACATTGGGCGTTCTTGTGTAGCACCCTTCATCTTGCCCATGTAAACAGGCACAGAATCAATCAATGCACCGCTACCAGTTACAGGGCCATAAATGTCTTTTGCTCGGTAATCTGAAGTTACATTGTAGGCAACTAAACCGCCTGCTCGGTTATAAGTAATACTACCTCTACCTGTATAAGTTCCTTCAGTCCCAAAAGCTATAAACGAATTGTCGCCTGATGTTGCAGAATTCCAAACAAGTTGTGTAAAGCTAGCTTGTGCTGTATTTTTAAAATAGACACCATTGGTTGCACCAGCAGTAACAGAGAATCTTTCTCCGCTTATTTGCGATGTTGCACCCACCAGCAAGTTACCGCTGGAGTCGATACGCATGCGTTCTGTGGTGTCTGTACCAAAATTTAACGCTGTTGCTGTTGCGGTTCTAATAGTTGAACTTGCTGGGCTACCTGTGCTTGCAAATATTTGCAATACTGAAGTTGCAGAAGCATCGGCTAAACGAATAAGTCCACCATTGCCAGCGGCTGGGCCTACAATATCTAAAACTGTTCTTGATGCAAATGCAGTAGGGCTAGTTGTCCCAATCCCCACATTGCCGCTGGAGTCGATGACCATCCGTGTTGCTGATGCGGTGTCATCATAAATAAAGAATGAACCAGCAGGGGACACACCCCCACCACTTGACCCAATGTTCCAGTTTCTTGCGCTTGCAGCAGAGTTTTGAAGACGCATACCAACTGAGTTGGTGCTGTTGCCACTTACAGTTAAAGAATCAAATGTTCCACCGTTAACATGTAGCTTCCCTGCTGGCGAACTCGTCCCAATCCCCACATCGCCAGTTGATGTAATTCTCATAGCCTCCGCACCGCCTTCAGCAAAAGCAATGGTGTCAGCAGCAGGGAAGAAGATGCCGGTGTTGGTGTTGCCTGTGGTGGTGATGGAAGGTGTGCCTACTGCGCCAGCGGCGACAGTCACTGATGTGGCCGCTGCCGCACCCAAAACAGGAGTCACCAAGGTGGGGCTGGTGCTTAAAACATTGTTACCCGTGCCGGTGTTAGTCACGCTTACCAGACCCTTGGACGCATCAGTCGCCACGGCGCTAGATGCCGTCAAGCTGGAGAAGATCGGCTGCGCGCTATAAGTCGCCACACCACCCACAGCAAGAGTGCTTTGAAGGGTCACAGCACCCGCCACATTAGCCGTAGTGCCAACAAACAAAGCCTTGGCTACACCAGCCCCGCCAGCAGTGATGATCGAGCCTGTGGTCGTGCTAGAGGAGTCTGTGACTAGGGTAGAGCTAATTCCCTGTGCAAAGGGAATCCGTGCCGTTGCCGCCGTTTGCCCGTCCTTGGTGATGGCCGTGCTAAGACCCGTTGCCAAGTCAGCAGTCAGCGCATTAAACGCCGTACTGGAAATGACTGTGCCAGTGACTACCGGCTGACCAGCAGTGTTGATGTTAAATGTGCCAGAACCATTGTAGCTCACAATAACCACCTCCGTGAAAAAGGCATATAATAAATATTCTTACAGGAGGATTTATGAGCCATCAAGTAAAAACCGCGATTCCGTGTTCGATTTGCGCTTTGCCATCCGTTGCGCGTCACTTGTGCCGCAAACATTACAATGCTGCTCGCAATTCTAAAACATTGGCGCAACATTCTTGCATTACAGAACAAGAAGCGTTTGAAGCCAAATTTAAAAAAACTGAGTCGTGCTGGATTTGGAACGGGACTCTTAATTCCAACGGCTACGGAATTTTCCTTTTGACCGGCGAAAAACCTGTTCGGGCGCATCGTTACGCTTACGAACTTTATGTCGGGAAAATTCCTGATGGAAAAATAATTATGCACAAATGCGATAACCCGCCGTGCGTCAATCCAGGCCATCTTCAAGTTGGCACAAAAGCTGATAACAATGCCGACACAGCAAAAAAACGCCGCCACAATTACGGAACTGACCATTGGAATGGCAGGCTGACCGATGACAATGTTGCCATGATCTGCGCCAGCACAGAAAAACAATCTGTCTTGGCTTTGCGGTATGGTGTTAATCAATCGCATATTTCAAGAATTAAAAAAGGCACAAGCAGGGTGTAACTCATTTTGTGTCCTTCATTTATGGCCTGTTAGGAAGCATGTTGTTTAACTCAATTCGGGCTGGCTGGTTTGATTGAGCTGCCAACAAAGCCGCTAATTTTGCCTGTTGTGCAGTCA